AGTCTTGTTGCCATGTCCCGTCAGTTTCATTAATCCCTAAAGGATTTTTGTTATACCTAACCTCTACCCTATCAGGATATAATTCTTGTAGTTTTTTAAATGGACCCCACGCTCTGTAATATGCACACCCACCATCATTAGCAGGACAGACTAGTATCTTATATTTTTTCATGGTAAAAAAAAGGGGGAGAGAACAAGAAGCTCTCTCCCCCTATTATAGTCCTAAGGGATTATTTTTAGGCCAATTCCTCTTCTTCGTCCTCTTCGAAAGCCATCTTAGAGTTGTCGGTTGAGTGGGAGGCTCCAAGGGCTGATGCAATACTTCCGATAGCACCCCCGAAGTCCATGTTCTTATCCGTAGGGATAAGGGCTTTAGCAGCTTTCACATAATGCTTCCGCTTACGTTGGCTGAACATTGTAACAACACCCTCCCATGCAGCTAAGGCAGGAATAAAAGTTTTAGCAATACCAAAACCAGCATCAATCATACCACCCATAGCTTCCCCATCGAGGGCTCCCCCTGCGGGGACAAAAGCGGCATCAGCGATTAGCTGATCTTTGTTTGCCATAACAAGCGAAGTCCCCTCGGGGATCTTTGCTTTCACAGAGTCAGGAAGTTGGTCGAATGGGATAATAGTACCCTCTTGACCTTCTTCAAGCTGATCTGCCGTAGTAAATACTGTACCCTCTCCGAAGACCCCCTCAAGGGCAGCACAGGACATAAGCCCTGTACCGAGGATAGCAGTAAACACAAGAGTTAGAAAAATATTTCTCATTCAGTTACCTTTACGATTGCAATCGGTTGAGAAGATCACTATCAGAGTTCTCTGCAACCACATTCATAGCAGCAGTTTTAACATCATCGTAATCTTCCAGTTTGACCAGTCCATGAACATCATGCAGGGAATCCATGTACGCAGCAATTTCTGCATCGGAGCCTGTGGGTTCAGATTTAGGACGAGGCTGTGACTGGTCGTACTTCGGCCATTGTCCTTCCATTGTTTTGATGATTTTGAAATCAAAACCATCTTGAAGATCGGTGATATCCCCGAAGTCTTCATCCAGCATAGCGGCAACAATCTTCTTAAAGAGGATCACGCCGACAGAAAGAATCTTAACCTCACCACTATCACGATCTAGAATGTTCATGTAGTAACGAGCACGGGGCTTAATTTGCCTCGCAAGATCCTTATCAGAATCCTGATCTGTTTTCCACAGACCAAAGTAAGTATCACAGAGGGGACAAGCCTCTCCATGCATTTTACGACAATGGTAGTTCTTAGCCATACCATCGGAACCAACAATGCGATGCAGCTTAGTTTCTGCATAGAATTCGGTTTCATCGTCCTTCGCAGGAAGGATGCGAACAAGGTTAGTACCTTCTTTAATTTGAAGGTAGTCGGAAGATCCTCCACCACCTTGCGTAGTTTTGCTGAGTTCAGCGTGTTTTGCCCGAAGGGCATCAAGATCAATAGCCATTAGATTAGTTTCCTTTTTGTAAATCGGTTAGCGGTATAGTATTATAGTCAGTTATAGAGTTTTTTCTCTTCTCTTTGATGAGAACTTAGCTGAACAAGCATATCTTTCTTATGGGTCAGGGACATAACCAACCCCTTCAAGAATTCATACTTTTGTTTAGCATCAAGATACTTATCATTATACTCATCGTAATCAAAGTGAGAAAACACAGCATCATCCAAGTCCTTAGCAGTCATCTTGGTTGATGATTCAGATTTAATTTGTTTGCGAGTCATGGAAGCAAACTTTTCCAGTTCCCTATTAGCCCTCTCCATGTCTACTTTTGCCATGCAAGCCATAGTAGAGTAAGAAGCATAAATAGAGGATTGACGAACCATAGCGTCTTCAAGGTTGTTAGCGTCAACTTTGGTTGTTTCTTCAACAATGTCGAAATAATCCTCGACACTCATATCCTTAAACAGGGAAATAATGTTTTTCATAATTAGTCTTAGTAGCCCCCCATCGAAGGGGGTGGGGAAGTTGGGGCTGTGCCAGTTGGCCCAGTCTGTATTGTTATAGACGCATCAGCTTCTTTTTGCCCTGGCAATTTGGAAGAATTAGCCGAAAATCTTAACCCGAACTCATGCTGGGTTAAGATTTGGTATCCACCTCCACCTCGCCTTTCTGCTAAATACTGCCCTGGGTCACCCATCTTGGTTGCTTTATGTGCTTCATCGGGTTGAGCAGATTCATGATGGATTCCAAACCGAACAGGCATCTGCCTATAAGAGGTCCCCGCACGATCCGTTTTTGTTACTCTATATGTTCCTGAATGAGCAAAATACCACCCTGGCCTATTATTTGACGGATTTTTAAGGTAAACCGAAAGATGATTAAACCCTTCGTCTCTACCTGATTTGTTCCAATAAAAGAAGTCTGCCATGAATATTATCTCCTACCTTATTTAGTATCCTTATCCACAGTTTGTTCAAAAATGAATTCGAAAAGTTCTTTATTTAACCCAGCCAATTGCTGAATCATATTTGAAGTAACTGTAGTTAAATACTCATTCCCAATTTGAGGCATCTCGTCATCATCCCCTAGTCCGTAGAGATCAAAACCAATATGGCAGATCTCATGAAATAAGGTTCCTTTGTAGTCCTCAATGCATTGATTAGGATCAATAGTAAGAAGCGATTTAGAAAACTCGACGCACCCGTACAGATTATCCTTAGTTAAAGATTTTTGGGATATTTCAAATGTCTTTACTCCTGTGTATACCTTCAAGGGGTGTACTGGTTTTTCATGTTTCATTTATTCGTCCCCGCTGGCGTATTCTGCCTGACCCATTCTCAAGTTTCCGTAATCAACATTCATGGGAACAATAAACCTAGGTCGCCCGTTACGGGATTTAATAACAAACGATCTCATCTGCCCATTATCAAACTCCTCCGTAGTCTGGTTCAAGGAGATAGCAAAATCGCAAGTACGAATCTTTCCGTAAGAATCTCCCAACTCTGCGTCTGTAATAACCTTCACCATCCTTCCCTGCCTATTGGTCTGTGTTGCAGTCCACAGTAGGCAATTATGCTCCATAGCAAGACCTCGCAATTCCTCAGAAATTCTCTGCTGTGCGTGATACTCCTGCTGCACCTCAGTTGTGGGCCTTAGAAGCTCCAAGTAATCAACGATGATCAAATCAGGCACAAAATCGCTATGATTTTGAAGCTGAACCAGCAAAGCCCTCAGGGTGTTTACAGTAGCAGTCGCAGTAGGAAATTCTTTAATCACCAACTTGGCATTAAACTTATCTTGGAAGATTTGTAGCCTCTCCTGCACCTGTAATTGGCTACTCACCTCTTTGAGTTTTCCTTGGTTATAACCAGTTAAGATGGAGTCGAACCGTTGGGCTACTTTATCCTCACGCATCTCCAAAGAAACATACAGAACATTCCTACCTTCAGTAAGACCCATGCAAGCCTGATTAACCAACCACAAAGACTTACCCACCCCTGGAGGAGCGACAACCATCGCTAACTCCTTTGGACCTAATCCACCCTCAAGGGATTTGTCAAGGTCTGGTAGAAGGGTGCGGTATCTATCCTGCTCTTCTCTATCAAATACACGCTTCCACCTATCTGAGAAATCATCGAAGTACTCCTGACCTACATTAACATTCCGATTAACGAGTAGAGCGTCACGAACAACAGTCTCAACATCAGCTACCTTGCCTTGCTTAATAAGTTCAAGGCTCCGATGGATAGCTCGTTTCATAGCCTCCTTCTTAGCAAAGTCCTCGACCCTATCTAAGATAAACTCTTTGTTTTGGATACTAGAAGTATCTAAGTTGTTAATATACTCTAACTCATCAGAGTAATCGGACAACAACTCCCTCTCACCTTTAAAAGGCTTAACAGACTCTAAGATGATATCATCATTGGGAAGATTCTTATACTTCTCGTAATGATCTTTAACTACCTTAAAGATAGTGGAGTGCGCGGGGTATTCAAAGTAATCCTCTTGAACTAGGTCTGAGGAATTAATGAAGAAATCTTTATCTGATTTAGCGAGGTACAAGATTCCTCGCTGAATGTTATCACTAAAATTATAGGA